AGATAGTTCTCTATGGACAATTTCCACTTGACACACAGACAGAGACACTTAAAAATACTTTTGAGTGTGATACACAAGCTGAGTTAGATAACAAAGTTACATCCTTAGGTTTTGAAATACCTGAAGAAGAAGAAGTATTAGAATAATATAAATTAAAAAGAAAGAAAATAATGATGAAAGATACAGCACAAATAGTAACAGCAAATGCAGGGGCAATAGGAGTGAGTTTAAGCGATGTCAATGATTTATTGACTTTTTGCTCCCTAAGTCTTGCAATAATTTTTACAATTTACAAATACTATAAAATAAAAAATAAATAATATGGCAACAACAGTTGAGCAAGCAAATTTAACCGTAACAATTATAGAGTCTATAGAATTGAATGGGGTAGACTATGGTAATACTATATCTACAACCTTTGCAACACAAGGAAAGGTTGACCAAAGAATTATGAGTACGGCAACAACCTATACCGATGTTATTTACACGGCTGCGGCAGATGGGAGAGGTCAGGTTGTGGCTGCAGATTGGGGATATTTTAGGATAACGAATCTTGATGATACTAACTTTATAACTTTAAGGTTATACGATGCAACAGATTCTCAGTTTTTTAAGATACCCGCAGGAAAATCTTTTGTGCTTATGAATCCAGAAATTGATGTAGATGCTTCAGGGACAACCTTTAATAACTTTGAAAATATTACGCAGATTGCAGTAGATGCAGATACAGCTGCTTGTGATATAGAATATATTATAGTAACTGCTCCTGAATAATTATGGTGAAAAGGGCAGAATTTGCATTTAGAGAAAAAAGGCAACAGAAAAGAAAAGGGGTGCATAGCAAAAATGCTTCAAGAAATCAAAGTGGATATAAAAAGAAATATAGAGGGCAAGGAAGAAAATGAAAGGCGTATTAAATTGTCTTTTACAAAGGTTCATAAAAATAAAAAAAAATATGACCGAAAAAGAAAGCACAGCAAACCTTCTTCTGATTAGAGATACTTTTACAAGTAAGTCTATTTTGGGAAAATTATATTGTAATGGAGAGTTTATTGCACATACTTTAGAATTGCCTTGGAAAGATAATCAAAAAAGTGTATCTTGCGTCCCTGAAGGGTGGTATCGTTGTAGGGTTAGGTTAGCAAGAGAAAGCTCAACAAGGGATTATGTTCACTTGATTGTGCAAGATGTTAAGGATCGGTCGTACATCCTTTTCCATTATGGGAATTACCCTTCTGACACAAAAGGATGTATTTTAACGGGGACACATAGAGCACAGACCCCTGATAAGATTTTAGGAAGTAGAATAGCGCACCCTTATTTGATGAACTATATTTTAGGGAATCATTTAAGCGAAAGAATAGAATTAGTAATTAAAAATAGATAATAAAATGAAAAAATATGTTTTAACAATAGCAATCGCTTTAACATCATTGTGTGCATCTGCACAGTATATGGTGGTAAGCGATATAAGCAGCCCTACAGATGATGAGAGTTGGGGGGTTACAAATTTCACAGACAACATAGGGGTTGGGTACCAATTAAACGATGACTTTGTTCTAGGGGTTCAAAAAAGTGGTGATGATTGGGGTTTGTTTGGTAGATATAATATGAGTGATAACTTGTATTTGTCTGCTCAAATACCTTCAGATAATTCAGATGAGATGAGGATTGGTGTTGGCTACGCAGTAAAATTTTGGAACGACTTTTATGTTGAGCCAAATTATGTTTGGGAAACATCGCAAGATGACGAAGGAGAGTTCAAGATTGGTATTACTTACCGATTCTAATATTTAATAATTAAAAATAAAAGAAAATGAAAAATTGGCTTATTTTAACAATGTTTAAAAGTAAAAAGTTTTGGTACGCAGTATCTGCTGTTGTGGTTCCTGCTATCGTAACTTATTTAGGGGTAGACGAGGAAACTGCTACCAATCTTTTCCACGCTACACTTGTTTTAATTTTAGGACAAGGGATTGCGGATATATCAAAATAAATAACTATCTTTGTTCACCTTCTTTGGCGTGTTTCCATAGTTGGGTTTAGTTTTAGTTAGTAATTAAGAGTGAGGGGTTTATAACTTCTCACTCTTTTTTTATTTATATAAAAATTTTGTTTATCTTTGTGTCTTTCAACTCTTTATGAAACATTACGGGAAAAGAATAAGGTTAAGCCCTGAAGAAGTAGATTTAATATATCAGGGGAGGGCAGAGTCATTAGATAATATTAATGGAAATACTGCTCTTGACCTACATATTGCTGAGAGAGGTATAAAAAAAGATGATATTGTTTCTGTAAAACATTGGCAGTCTGCTAATGGGGATTATCGTTTTAGTATTGTTACTAAAGAAGATGTTGGTGTTGATGAGAAAAAAATCATTGAAAGTGTTTCTGAGTTTGTAGAGAGATATTCTCCTGGGTACCCTATAACAAGAAGAAAAAAATTAGGCGATCATTTGTTGGTTATAAACCCTGCTGATATTCATATAGGAAAATATGCTAATAAATTAGAAACGGGAGAAGTATATGATTGTGAAACTGCTGTAGAAAGGGTTGTTGAGGGAGTACAGGGATTAATTCAAAAAGCAGAAGGGTTTGATGTTGGGCGTATTTTATTCTGTATAGGGAATGATGTGCTCCATATAGATAATGTTTATAACACTACCACAAAAGGTACGCACCAAGATACAGATGGGAAAAAATGGTGGGAGCATTATGAAATAGCCCTAAATCTTTATGTTAAGGTAATAGAAATGTTACGAAGGGTTGCCCCTGTAGATGTTTTACACTCAATGAGTAATCACGATTATCAAAGTGGATTTCATTTAGCACATACATTAAAGTCTTGGTTTAGAAAAGCTAAAGATGTTAATTTTGATATTAGCGTTGCTCATCGTAAATATTATTTGTATGGGAAAAACCTTATTGGCCTTGAACACGGAGATGGGGCGAAGATGGATAAATTACCTTTATTAATGGCTCAAGAAAAACCACAAATGTGGAGTGAAACAAAATACAGATATTGGTATTTACATCATATTCATCATAAAGTTAAACATAAATGGTTAGACACTAAGGATTATATAGGGGTTACTATAGAATATATGAGAAGCCCATCTTCTGTGGATAGTTGGCACTCACGCAAAGGGTTTTGTGGAGTTCCACGAGCTTGTGAAGGTTTTATTCACGATAAAGAAAGTGGTCAAGTAGCGAGATTAACACATTATTTTTAATTTAAAAAAACATTATGATAGTAGTTATTTGGCCTTAATAAATTAAACACTTAATTAACCCTTAACATAGGGTATTTAATACCCTTATATATAAAGATAAAGATAAATATAAGGATAAGGATAAAGATAAATACAAGGATAAAGATAAAGATATTATAAAATAAGTGCTAAATAATTTGGTAGATTCAAAAAAAATGCGTATATTTGCACTTTAATTAATTACAAACTAAAACTAAAACACAAACTATGATTAAAATAACAGAATTTAATTATGAAGATTGGGCAAAAGCAACTTATCAGAGTTGTGATGACCCTACAGAATTTAACGGCAACAACATCTCTTGTAAACTTTGTGATAAAGACGCAGAAAATTTTGATGAGTATTGTGAAAATCATCAGCGCTGCATTGTGTGTGGGGAGAATAATGATTGTGATTGTGAAGAAGAAATGAGTCAAATAAGCGACTGTTGTGGAGCAAGAATGGATACCGACCAAATGCTTTGTTATGATTGTAAAGACCATTGTGAAAGTGCTTGGGATGAAGCGAGAGATAATTGTAGAACTAAAACTAATTAACTATGAGTAAAAACGAATGTGGTAAAACAAGAAAAGTAGATAGCCCTTATGAGATATGGGTAAATCGTAATGCAGGTTGGGAATGGAGGATATTAAAGAAATACCAAGCCCCTGAAAATGAAGCAAAGAATGAATTTGCAAGGTGGTTTTGTGCAGTAAAATCTCCAATGACTTACGGAAGTTGGGAGTATGGAGATACTTATGTAAAAGACATTAAAGATGTGGCTTACAAAGTTGATTTTCCTTATTTAATTAACAAAGATAACGAAACCACTTTCCTAAATGGAAATTTAATAATTGAAACCAACTAACTATGGGAAAAATGAAAGAAGAATTTATGCAAGATATGTTTATAAAAATGTCAGATGATAATAACTATGAGATGCTTAATGAACATTCAGAAGCAGAAGCTTTAGCTGAGGCACAAATGTACCACGAAGCTCAAGCAAAGAAAATAGAAACTATTAACGAAACACAAGAAGCTATTAACCAACAAAATCAAATTGATATGAAAAAAGTACCAAAAATTACTGATGCAGCAGAAGTAAAAGAAACTAAAAAAGAAACTTTAAGAAGATTGTTTACAGAAAATAATCTTGTTGAAGAAGATGTTTACAAAGATAAAAGAGGATTTGTAATCATCACACGAACAGGTATAGATAAGATTGTAAGTAAGCAAAACATACAGATTGCTTATGAAGTAATTAAGCTTGATAAAGATATGGTTGTCCTTAAAGCTGTGGGCAGTATGAAAACAGGAAGTGGAGAAACTGATGTTAGAAATATGATGAGTTTTGGAGAAGCAAGTGATGACAACTTAATGGGTGGCGCTAAGAAGTTTCCTGTTGCTATGGCAGAAAAAAGAGCTATGAGTAGAGTGGTTCTTAAACTAACAGGATTCTATGAGCAAGGAGTATTTGGACAAGATGAAATTGTTGACTAAATATGATGAGTGGTTTGAGGAGGTTATTAATGGAGAACCTACTGAAGCAGAGCTTTGGCAGATCGGGTACATTGAGAACCTCTTACCTTACACCTCATTAAACACAACAGAAAAAGAAGAAATTTTTAATAACCTATCAACTCTAACTGAGATAGAGGCCGAAGAATTGATACCACACTTAAAAGAAAATGAAATTAAATCAGACCCAAAAGACCAATATGAGCAAATGCGACAAGCAGGAGTGTTTAATGGTAGAGATAATAAAACACCATAGCAAACCCTATACATATATCGTATCAAGCGGGATGACCTTAATTGGAGAGATTGTAGAAGATGATATTATGGGGGTTTTAACTGCTCAAGAAATCAAATTATTTTATGGAACTAAACAAAGAAAATTTCTTGTTCCTATAGATCAATTAAGAAAACTTATTATTAAACCAAAATATTACTAATATGAAAGACACTTATGACAAAATTAAAACTTCAAGGAATGAACTTGAAGCAATTTTAAGAATTAGAGGAATATCTAAACAGAGATTTGGAAGGATATTAAACATTAAAGGATCAACCATTGAAAAATATCTTGACCACCCATACTATTTAAGGTACTACCAAATGGATAGGTTGGCAAAATTTTTAAACATTGATGTTAAAGATGTTATTGACATTATTGAGTGTGACTTAGAGGGCGAAATTATTATAGTTCAAGGAGAGGAAAATTACACTATGATAGATGCGCTAACTAAACAAAACAAATAATGCAAATTAAAATAAAATTTACTGAAGAACGGCACAGAAGAATTAAAAGAGAGATTGAGAAATCTTTTAATCTTAAATGGAAGGTTATAAAATCTAAAAGCCGTAAACTAAAAATTATTGAAGCAAGGCGACTTTATTGTGTTGTGTTAAGAGATGTGTTTGGGCTGTCATTACAAAAAATCGGCAAATTAGCCAACACACATCACGCAACAGTTATACACTCTATAAAAATGCATAATATATATTCTGATATTTATAAAGGATATGACGGCCATTATAAAAGAATTAAAGATTCTTTGCTTGACTTTGAAAGTTTAACATTCTTTAATGATGAAATAAAACATTTAGAAAAAAACAAACACACTATACAGGAACAAATAGATAATCTTACAATAACAAAAATAAAATTAAAAAATGGCAGAAAAAAATTACATTCCATCAAACATTAAAAGAGTAGAAACTCAATACGGAGAACTATTTAATGTAGCAATTAAAGTAGATGAACTACAGGCTATCGCTAAAAAAGGTTGGGCAAACATTACTATTGCAGAACGGAGAGAGGTATCTGAAAAAGGGGCAACACACTATGCTTTTGAGAATACTTATGAGCCTAAAAAAGATACTGAAACCGCTAAGAGTAGTGACGATCTCCCGTTCTAAATGAAATCAGACGAAATATATCTTAAAGATGTATTAGTAGAAACAATTAACAGAGAAATATTTGCCGAAGAAGATGATTACTCACGCTTTGATTGTTGGGATAACAACAATAATATATATGAATTAAAAGTTAGAAGCGCCTATTACGATGATGTTCTTATTGAGTTTGATAAGTTTGCTTATAATTGTATGTACGCCCAAGTTTTTGATAAAAAATTCCTATATATTGTTCAAATGGAAGATATGGGGTATGTTTTTAATGTTTCTAAACTAAATTTTGAAGAATATAATTTTAAGTGGGAAACAAGAGAAATGCCTAAACACACAGAATTTAACAATAAAGCCCTAATAAATAAGCTTGTGGGGTATATAAATGTGGAAAAATGCGTCTTTTCCTTCAAAATATGGTAATTTATTGAAAATAAGTGCTAAATAATTTGGTAGTGTCAGATATTTTTCGTATCTTTGTATAGAATTTTAAGGGAAATAAACCCCAAATTCTACTAACTAAATTATTAACTAAAACAGAAAACACTATGAATGAAAAGCTAAACAAAAGAAAAAAATTATTAACTGATGTCTTGTCAATTCAAACCACAAGTGGTAATGAATTTAATATGATTGCATACATAAAAGATTTTTGTACTGAATTTGTACCGAAAGCAAAGGTTGTAATCAAAGACAATAACATATATGTAACAAAAGGAAAATCTAAAATCTATCCTTGTATTGTTGCACATACCGACACCGTACACGACATACACAAATACTATAAAGTTTTTGAAGATGACGGCTGTATATTTGCGTTCAATGCTGAAACAGGTAAGCAGGTTGGCGTTGGTGGAGATGACAAAGTAGGGATATGGATAGCGTTAGAAATGCTAATGAGTTTTGATAAAATAAAATGCGCCTTCTTCCACTCTGAAGAAATGGGCTGTGTTGGTAGCAGCCAAGCAGATATGAAGTGGTTTAAAGATGTTGGCTATTGCCTACAGGCAGACAGAAGGGGTAGCACCGACTTTATAAACTCTATATCAGGAAAGCTATATAGCAAAGCCTTTAAGAAAGCTCTTAAACCGATCTTAAAAGAATACGGATACAAAGAAAGTAGTGGGGCAATAACTGATGTTGGTCAACTTGCCACTAATGGTATTGGAGTATGCGTAGCCAATATGAGTTGTGGCTATTATGAGCCTCATTCTGATACTGAAATTGTGGAGTTTGATGACGCAAGTCGCTGTCTTGATATGGTGGAGATGATTGTCGCTGAACTTGGCTGTGATAAATATGAGTATAAATTTAAGAAACGAGTTCATAGTTACGGGCAATACAATGGCTATTATGGAAGTAAATGGGGAGATTTTAAGGGAGCAAGTAGAGGTTATTGGTATGGAGATTATGGAACTTCAAACAAGGAAGTGATATATGATGTGCAAACAGGAGAAGAAAGTTGTTATTATTGTTCCAATACAGAATTAGAAGAAAGCACTTTTGGAGATGACTTTAGGTTTTGTAAAGAATGCACAAGCGATATTTATATGGGGGACTTTAACGAACCAAAAGACCCTAATCAAACAGAGATGGACTTTTATGATGAGCAAAGTTGGAATAAATCTTTTGGGATAAAAGATGTAGATTATAAGGATATTTCAGATAGCTATGACGATAGTGTCGCACACAAAAATATTGTAAACGAATACCTAAAAACTAAATAATTATGGAAACAGATATATGCATAATGTGCGAACAAGATTTTGTAGCAGGAGAAAGTGGGAATGAATTAGGTTTTTGTTGTGAGTGTTCAGAAAAAGAAAATTTCCCTTATGATTTAGATAAATACTATAATGATTATGACGAGGGGAAAGTAGGATTTAAGGGGTTTGACACTGTGAGCAGAGGTATATTAGAAAACTACTTATTAATTAAAACTAAATAATTTACGATTATTATGAAAATAACAAACGAGTGTAATATGCAATTAATGTCAAGGCACGAAGACAACCATTTTGATTTAGCTATTGTAGATCCACCTTATAATTTAGATAAATCAAGTATGCAAGGTTCAGGAAAATTAAAAAGCAGAGTTTTAAACCAATCAGATACGAGTTGGGATATTGCACCTAAAAAAGAATATTTTGATGAACTATTTAGAGTTAGTAAAAATCAGATTATTTGGGGTGGCCATTATTTTGATTTGCCACCTACAAGAGGAATTATATGTTGGGATAAAGTACAGCCATTTCCAAATTTTAGTGCTTGGGAAATGGCTTGGACATCTTTTAATTGTGTAGCAAGAATGTTTAAATATGATAATAGGAGAGGTGGAAAGATACATCCAACTCAAAAACCTGTAAAACTATACGAATGGCTTTTAATGAATTACGCTAAAGAGGGAGATAAGATATTAGATACACATTTAGGAAGTGGAAGTATTGCAATAGCTTGTCATAATTTAGGATATGATTTAACTGCTTGTGAATTAGATAAAGAATATTTTGAAGCAGCAATGAAAAGACTTAAACAACATCAAGCACAAAAAAGATTATTTTAATGGAAGTAAATTAATTAAAACTAAATAGATATGGCAAAGAGATTTACAGATACAGATAAGTGGAAAAAAGGATTTATCAGAAACCTTCCCCCAAAATACAAGCTGTTGTGGTTGTATATCTTAGATGATTGCAACCACGCAGGAGTATGGGAAACAGATCTTGAAGTTGCTTCAATAAGGATTGGTATTAAAATTAATCAAGAAGAAGCAATAAACTATTTTGCACGACAGATTAAAATATTTGATGATGGGGATAAATGGTTTGTTCCTAAATTTATTGAGTTTCAATATGGAGAGCTGAACGCAAACTCAAGGCCACATCAAGCAGTAATAAGATTAATAGATAAATATAATTTATATGACTTAGAAGAAACTAAACTTATTGAAACTGCCAAGCCTACTATAAAAAGGTTTACAAAACCATCACTTGAAGATGTTGTGCGTTATTGTGTTGAAAGAGAAAATATAGTTGAGGCAGAGAAATTCTTTAACTTCTATGAAAGCAATGGGTGGAAGGTAGGGAAGAATCCTATGAAAGATTGGAAGGCTTCAGTTAGAAGTTGGGAATCAAATAGTCAAAATTTTAGCAACAAGTCAGGTGGTAAACTTAAAAAACAAATAGACTCTTGGCAGAAAGCAAGAGATATTATTAACAAAAACAATTAACTATGAAAACAAAACCTTACGCACATTTACAGGCGATAAACACGATTAACCGTGTAAATGAAAACGAACTATTAGAATGTATTAGTGAAATGCAAAAGCAATTAAAAGTTTTAGCAGAAGCAGTACAAGAACTTGCTAAAGAGGTTCACGCTAATAGAGAGTTTATTGAAAGACAAGCAGAGTTATCAACGAAAACCGTTGATGTGTTAAAATCATTAACTACTTAAAGAAATAAAATGAAAGCAGAAATTATCAGAGTAAATGGCGACAGAATGTTTGTTGACCCAGAGAACAAAAAAGACTTTAAACTAAGAGAACTACAAGACATTGTAAGCGGCTATATACAAATTGTTGAAACGACAGACGGTAGATTAATTGTTACCAATGAAGAAGGCAAGTTGAAAAAGCTACCTACAAATGGAATAGCAACTGCCTATTATAAGTATGGGAAAAAGGATGTTATTGTAGGGGATGTTATTATTATAAACAAAGACCAAATAAGGTAATGTATATTAAGCAGGAAAACAAAAAAGACTTAACTCTAAAATGTGTTGACTTGATCAGTAAGACATTTGTAGAGTTAGGGCAAACAAAAGGAGAGGAAGATATTGTTATATTATCTCAATCTTTGGCAGACGATTTATTAAAAGATTTTGCTAACCTAAT